AATTTATCTGCACATTTATGTGGGGGTGATTTAGATGATGCCTTAGAAAATAAATCTAAAATAAATTTAGATGAATTTAAAAGAATACAATTAAACTTTCATGGTCTAAATTATTATCAGCTTGTTATGAAAAGTGTAACTGATACAGAAATGACATTATTTACACTAGAACAGTTTTTAGAATCTGTATCAAATAAAAAAGTTATATTTCAATTTGATGGGGTGAATGATGGATGGATTTACAATTACTTAGATAATGGTAATTTTTCCAATATCCAATATCTATTTGACACCTCATCAGGTGCAGGCATTCTACCTAATACTTTTCCAATGCCTTACAAAGGCATTACTTGTGGATTTGCAGGTGGTATAGGTCCTGATAATATTCAAGAGGTGGTGGATACACTAAAAGAAAATCTATCTCCTACAAAGTCTTTTTGGATTGATATGGAGACAAGGGTCAGAACAGATGGTGATTTAGATTTAAACAAAGTAGCACAATGTGCAGATGTGGTTGCACGTGAAGTATTTGGGAGACATTCAATATGACACAACAAAGTTGGTTAGATGAAGAACCTAAAAATCCAAAAATAGAAAGGAAAATGAATGTCCCTTCATTAAAATGGGATTTAGAAGAAAAACCACATTTAGAATTTGCTGAAGCATGGCGACAAACTAATGAAGGATTACAAGAATATTTAACTATGTATGGTAACTATAAGTCATATTTAGAGTATGCCTTGTCAGACGTGCAAGCTCAAGCAAAACTATTAGCAGACCAATTTGATGAAGCCATGTCAGTCACTATGTATAAATTTGTAAAACAAAATACTGATGCAAAACGAATGGTAAAAGAACAAGTTAAGGGTGCAGTTATAGATGCCAATCCTAATCTTAAAGACCACGCACATCAACTAAGGGAAGCTCAAGCAGAAGTGTTAAGACTGGAAGGTTTGCTAGCTTCATATACAACAGCGTTTAATACGATTAGCAGAATCATATCTTTAAGGATTACGAAATAATGTACATGGGAGTTGATTGCTCATCAAAAGGGGTGCATGCTGTATTAATTGATGACGGTTGTAGACTTGTTAGTACATTTAAAATTAATGTAAAAAAAGCAGATTTTAGTGAAAGAATTACTGAAATCTTTGATAAATTTCAAAGTGAAATAAGTAAAATAAAGATAAGGAAATCTGCTATAGAAAAGGCAATTTATATTCAAAATGCGAAAGCAACTATCCAGATTGCTTCGGTTGTCACTGCGATACAGTTAGCTTGCCATAAGCAGAGTGTCCCTTGTTATTTAGTAGATAACAAGACTTGGAAGAAAGATATAATAGGTAAAGGGAACTCCTCTAAACAAGACATCATGGAATATGCTGTTGATAAATGGGGGGATGTTTTTACTGAACAAGATTATGCTGATGCGGCTTGTATCGCATTACATGCACAAAAGGAGAGTATAGAAAATGGGAGTGCCAAGGGGATATAAGAAAGCAAATGATAAGCCAACATTTCGTTTTAATACAAAGGCTAAACATGTTGCTAAAGGAACAGTAGACAGTCTTCCTACTGAAAGAGGTAAGAAGAAAAAAATGACTGCTGAAGAGTTTAAGAAGAAGTACGCTAAAGTTGTTTGGTGTGACTTTTACAAATGTATATATAATGAAACACCAAAAGGGGCAAGTAGAACGATTGGAACAATACTTGATAATCCACAATACAAACCTCTAGGCCCGAAAGACGAAGGTTGGGTTGGTGTATGTGGAACAAGAAAACCTGAAATAGCCATGAGATTTAAGACTGTTGTCTCTAATGGTGTAAAAGAAAAAGTGCCTCAGTGTTTTAATGGCACAAGTAATCAAACAGGAAGAATGGATATGAGTAGATTCTTACAATCAAACGGAACACCGTTTGGTGGTAGCATTGAATCACAAAGTGCTGACCAAGGGTTTACTAATGTAGCCTATGACGTAGGAAGATAATATGCCTAAAAAAATACCTAATGAAGTTAGGAATCATGCTCGTGAATTATATTTAGGTGGAAAGTCTGGACGAGAGATTTCAGAAATATTATCTGCAAGATACGATATGAAAATATCAACACCTGCAATATACGAGTGGGCAAAAAGATTTAACTGGAAAGACATGGTGGTGGAGGCAGAAACAAAAGCAAAAGAAGAGATAATAGAAAGCGAAGCACAAAAACTTCGCAGAATGCAAGTAGAACATTTAGATGACTATAATATTCTTCGTAGGAAGGCAGTCAATGAACTAAAAGGTTTAGAATTTATACGAGCAGGTGAAGCAGCTAAAGCCCTAGAAATGGGGATAGAGGGTGAGCGTAGAGTAATGCAAGGGATGATTAATTTATCTTTTGTGCAAGAAGTTTTAAATATTTTAGTAGAAGAGATATCTGAACAAGAAGTAATAAATAAGATAGCTCTTAGATTACAAACATTGGTGAGTGATAGTACATCTGATGACAAATAAACAGAATGAAATAACAACATATAAAGATGCAATATCCAGATTAGCGTCAGGACTAATTGAACAGAAGAAGTATCATGTAGGTAGCTTCTATGAGTTTCTTAGAGATATATGGTCACAGAGTTTTGACAATCCAGAATATTTTGGTGCATGGCATGTAGGTGTATTAGCTGAAGATATTGAAGAGTGTTTAGAAACGGGACAAAACTATGTAGCAGTCTTACCACGTTTCCATTTTAAATCCACGATTATGGGTCACGCATTTAGTGTGTGGCGACTTTTAAAAGCTCCGAGAGATTGTTCTGTTTTGTATCTATCTTATAGTGATGGTATGGCAAGATATCATTTATCTGAAATAAATAAAACAGTTTCAAGAAATCCTATTCTAACCTCCATGATGGATAATCGTTCTCCAAAGGCAGATTATTCATTTAGATATTATATTAATAAAAGACCTATGGAAATTATGCATGGTGGATTGTTTTCTTTCAAAAGAGGTATGCACGTTAACGGAGCATTGATTGCTGATGACGTATTAAGAGACCCTGAAAATCCACTAAACACAAGTCAAATAACAAAAGTAGAAGACCACTTCATGACGGAAAGTTTATTCATTCCGTTGAAAGGTGTCCCAGTTGTTGTCTTGGGAACACCTATGATGCCTGGTGATTTACTTACCAAGTTACAAAAAGATGATAGATTCAAATCACGAGTATTACCAGCTCTAGACCCTGTACCAAACAGAAGAGTCTTAATGCCTGAGCTATACAGTGAAGAATGGTTATTGCAACAACAAGAGGCAAGACCAAAATCATTCGCTTCAGAGTTTTTATTGCAGCCACATTTTGCGACTGAAGCCTATTTTAATGAAGAGGAAATAACTAATTGCGAGGATGCAACTCTTAGGAATCATCCTGCATCAAACATCTACAAAAAGAAAGATGAACACGAACAGCTTTTTGCAGGGTTTGACGTGGGTAAAAAAAGACACCCATCACATTTAGTTATCTTCAGAAGAGTAGGAGAGAAGTTAGAACAAGTGCACCAGTCTTGGTTAGATGGTTGGAGTTACTCTGACCAAATAGAATATCTAAATGATATTGCAAAAAACTTTGACTT